GTGGCGGCGGCGGCTCTACCTCTGGCGGCACCTTTAATGGCGTTCAAGCTGCTGGCGGCGGCGGTGTTGGGTTACTTGGTCAAGGCTCTAGTGGTGCTGGAGGTATAGCGGGTGGCGGCGCGTCTGCTGTAGGAACAACGGGGGGTAGAGGTGGCTCTGGCGGCGACACTGGTCCAGACAGAAATGACATCATCCCCGCAGGCTCACCCATGCCGCCTGCTGAGTACGGCGGCGGCGCTCGCTCCAGTAGCGGTAATGGCGGCAATGGTGGCCTTCGTATAATCTGGCCGGGTGACACGCGACAGTTCCCATCTACGAACACAGGGGATGTTTAATGACGCTTTTTATTAAGATTGAGGGCGGCGTTGCAGTTGGTGGCCCAGTTGCAGAGCAGAACTTCCGTCAACTTTTTAAAAACACTTCGTTTCCAAAATATTTCACAGCGAATGATGTTGAGCCTTTAGGTTACGGTATATACGACTACAGCAGCCAGCCGGATTTGGAGCGGTATCAGAAGGCTACTGAATGTTCCCCTGTTCGAACAAGTGCTGGAATTTGGAAACAGTCATGGTCTACTGTGGAAATGAACGACGCAGAAAGGGTAAAAGTTGATGCGCAGAACGCTGCTCTAGTTCGCGCTCAAAGAAACTTTAGGCTATCGGAAACAGACTGGATTGTATCTAGGTGCTATGAGAGCGGTGACAGCGTGCCATACGACGTTAAGAAGCACCGCCAAGCTCTGCGAGACATTACCAATAATGTAAACTTTCCATACTTAAACGATGTCGATTGGCCGATTGAGCCGTAAGGAAATGAAATGCCTCTAATACCGCTTAACATTCCAGCTGGCCAATACAGAAACGGCACTGAATACCAGTCTCAAGGACGCTGGCGTGACGCCAACTTGGTGCGCTGGCATGAAGGCGCTTTGCGTCCTGTTGCCGGATGGCGTCAACGTGGAAGTGTGGACATTAACGGTGTTGTTCGCACAATCATCGCGTGGGAAGACAACAGCAATGACCGCCGCGTGGCATTTGGCACACACAATAAATTGTTTGCAATGACCGCTGGCAACGCGGTGACAGACATCACTCCCGTTGGTTTTGTGGCCGGAAGCGTTGACGCTTCAGCATTTACGGGATACGGCAGCGCTCCATACAGCGGAGGGCTTTATGGCGTTCCGTCTCAGGATCAGGGAGCAAACTCTCCGGCAACGACATGGAGCTTGGAAAATTGGGGCGAATATCTTTTAGGATGTACCGCTGACGATGGTAAAATTTACGAGTGGCAGCTGAACAGCGCAACACCAGCCGCAGCATTATCTAACGCGCCAATTAACTGTTCCGGCATGATGGTGACAGAGGAGCGTTTTGTGTTCGCCTTTGGCGCTGGTGGCAATGCTAGAAAGGTTGCATGGTCTGACCGTGAGGATAACAACACTTGGACGCCAGCGGCGACCAACGAAGCTGGTGACATTGAAATCCAAACGAACGGCGTAATCCTGAAGGGAATGCGCACACGCGGCCAATCGTTAATCCTTACAGACCAAGACGCTCACGCCGCCACATACTCCGGCCCTCCTTTTGTGTATGGATTTCAAAGAGTTGGAACATCATGCGGGCTTATAGCCGCTAACGCAGCGGCTTCAATAGATGAAGGCGTTGTGTGGATGGGTCGGCGCTCGTTCTTCTTTTACTCCGGTGGCGCTGTGGCCGACCTTCCATGTGATGTTTCTGACTACGTTTTTAGCGATATGAACAATGACCAGAGGTCAAAGGTCCACGCCGTAGTCAACAGCGAATTCGGAGAAATCTGGTGGTTTTACCCAAGTGGTTCCAGTACAGAATGTGATCGTTATGTTGCTTTTGACTATAGCGAAAAGGTTTGGATGACGGGCGACATTGACCGGACGGCGGGCGTTGATCGCGGCGTATTCCGTCAGCCGTTTTGGATTGCGCCAGACGGAATACTTTATGAGCATGAGATCGGGTTCAACTATGGGACTCAGACACCTTTTGCTGAGACTGGGCCTATTGCAGTTGGCGTCGGGGAGCAGGTCATGGCTGTTCGCGGCATGATCCCAGATGAAAAGACGCTGGGCGACGTGAGTGCTACGTTTAAAACGCGCTTTTACCCAACGGGGTCAGAGCTTGAATTTGGACCGTTCAGCATGGCCAACCCGACCAGCCTTCGCTTTACGGGGCGACAAGTCAGAATGCGTGTAAGCGGAAACTCCCAGTCAGACTGGCGCGTTGGAATAATGAGGCTTGATGCGGTGCCGGGGGGCCAGAGATGAGCCGGATACTTCCGCCAATTACTGTGGACCTAAGCCAGTGGGCCGAGAACCTGCGGCGCTACCTTGGGCGGGCCTTGGATCAGCTTGGCTTTAAAGAGACTTACTCGTCGGCCTCAGAAAATGGCGTTTTGTTGTGGGACAACGCGAGCGGCTACCCGGTGGTCTCAAAGAACGGAGAATGGGTGCAAGTTGTTTTGGAGGACGGCAAATACTCTGGGGCAGTGACCACTGACCAAACGGCTGTAGCTATAAACACAGCTTATGCTTTGACTTACACTTCTAGCAGCGCTCACAATATTTCTAACGGCACTCCAGCCTCTCGCATTGTGTTCGATGAGGCTGGTCAGTATATGATTAGCTTTTCTGCGCAGATCGCATCGACATCAAGCTCAACTGTAAACTTCTGGTTTTGGCCACGGGTCAATGGCTCTGACGTTACCGGGTCCACAATGAAAAACGCACTACACCAAAACGGGTCTGTTCTGGTTGTGTCGCGCTCGTCAATATTTGAGCTTAACGCTGGGGATTACCTTGAGGCTATGTGGGCAGTAGACAGCACCACTGGGTTTCTTGACGCAACAGCCGCAACTGCGTTTGCGCCTGCCGCGCCAGCCTCAACGATAGCGATTACGAGGTTGCATGGATAAAGAGCTAGACAGATGCAAGCCTTGGATTGAGGCAGCTTTAAGCTACAGCGGCGGCACTCATGGCTTTGATGATGTAGTTGCTGGCTTGCAAAAAGGCACGTTGCAACTGTGGCCTACGCCAAGGGGGTGCATAGTCACTGAAATAGTGGTATATCCGAAGAAACGTGTGCTAAACGTCTTCTTAGGTGGCGGTGAATTGGACCAGATTTTAGATATGCACGATGATGTGATAGAATGGGGCAAAGCTCAGGGTTGCAGCGCTCTAACAATGTCTGGCCGATACGGCTGGAAGAAACCATTAAAGGCACACGGCTGGGAAGCTCATCATGCCTCATACATTAAGGAGTTTGAGTAATGTCAGGCGGAAAAGGTGGATCAACATCCTCAACGGTTACGATACCTCAGTACATTGAGGATGCGGCAAGAGCGAACCTTGCCAAAGCTGATGAGATTTCAAAAATTGGCTACACGCCATATTACGGTCCAGACGTTGCCGCGTTTACTCCAATGCAGCAAGCAGGCTTTCAAAACACAGCCGGAATGGCTGATGCGTTTGGCTTAGCTGGAGGCGGAACTGGCATGGAGGGTATGCCCACGCCGACCACATATGCGGGCGGTATCCAAGGTTATTCGTCTGCCCCAATGTTTGAGCAGTCTATGGCTGAGCTTGAGGCGCGACGCCCCGGCCAATACGCTGCAATCAATGCTCCCTTTATTGATCCCGTTACTGGCGCGCAGCCAATGGCCCCATACGGAACTAGCGGGGCTGATGCGGCTGCGGCAGCTGGCGCTGGGTATGCGGCTGGCACAGATTACACGCAAGGCGGTGGTGGCTCGGACACAGGAGCTATGACTGTGGACCAGCAAGGCGCTAGTTTTGGCCTTTCTCCATCCGGCACAATATCCGCCAACCTTCCGGGCGGTGTGAATGACCGAAACTTGAACCGCCCCGTAAACCAATTTATTGCAGGGGCAACCAGCCCAACTCAGCCGTCTGGCGCTCCAACTATAAGTGCCAGACCCGTTGGCAGGGATAGCGCTGGTACAAGCGACACCGGAAGCTGCGTAGTAGCTACACACGCAGTTAACTCAGGTGCATTTTCCCCAGCCACCAAGCGTGAGGCTGTTGTGTGGTGCATGAACGCGCTGCACGGTAAATGGTGGGGCGAGGCTGTACGGCGTGGCTATCGTTACTGCGGCAATAAGAAGATTGAGCAAGGCAAGGCGCGTGAGCATTACGGAGAGTTCCGTCGCTACATTGACTTTGCTAGTGGCAAAAAGCGCACACTTCGAGGCGCACTTACGTTTACATTCCGAACTGCACAGTTTTTTGCAGTCGGCCTAGTTAAGAGGGACGCATAAGATGGGTAGTTCAGCAGCGGGAAGTCCAAATGCTCTT